AACGAGCTTTATGCTGCCACAGGGCAAGTGGGCTTCAAGGCCACTCAGAGGGTGGACGGCAAGCTGATCCTGGCCGAAGCCATCAAAGTACTGCAGATGAAAGCGTAGGTGAGACTTAGATGAGCAACGTTAAAAACTATACCGAGCAGGGCGGAGAGAAGACCGTCATTGGGGGAGAACTCGAGATTGCGGCAGGCGGCAAGCTGGCTGTTGCCGCCGGGGCAGTCGTGGAGGGGGTTGTTAGCGCTCCGGTAGTTGATGCGCTGAATTCCACCTCCACTACCAGCGCCCTGTCGGCCAATCAGGGTAAAGTCTTAAACGATGCCCTAGCTGCCAAGGTAGCTGCCAACCAGGCAGACAGTACGGCTGCCGACGTGGCCGGTTTGGTGACCGATTTCAACGCTCTCTTGGCCAAGCTAATCGCGGCGGGTTTAATGGCTGCCGCTGAATAATTCAAGGAGGTGGGCGTATTGGTCGTTACCCTGGAGGAAGCCAAGCTGTATCTGAAAGTTGACGGCGATGAGGACGATACGCTCATCACCGATCTGATCAATGCCGCTGAGGAACTTAGCCAGGATATCCTGCGCTGTCCTTTGACCGAATTTACTCTAGTGCCTGAAACCGTTAAGCAAGCAGTTCTCTATGCCATCGGCAATATCTACGAACAGAGGGAAACTGTGGACATGACCGCCTTAATTGCGGTTATGTCCAGGCTTCTGTTTGCCTACCGCAGGGAGGGGTGGTAAGGTTGAAGAATCGCAACCGGGTGAGTATTGGGGAACTACGGCAGCGCGTATCGCTGCAGAGTAAAACCATCTCCAAAGCCGAAGGCATACCTCAGGAAAATTGGACTACGGTCGCCATTGTCTGGGCGGCGATAGCCGACCTATCGGGCAAGGAATACTTCCAGGCCGCCAGTGTCCAGTTCGAGATCACCACCCGGATCAGGATTCGGTTCCGTGGCGGGATAACTCCGGCAATGCGGATTCTTTATGGCACTCGGGTGTTTGCTATTCTTTCTGTTATTGATAAAGATGAGCGGCACCGCGAAATGGAACTGATGTGCAAGGAGGTGATCCCCGGTGGCGGGTAATCTGACTTTGGAAGGCATGGAAGATATACTTACCCGGCTTAAGGAATTAGGGCAAAGAGCGGGTCCAACGGAGAATGAAGCTCTTTATGCAGGGGCCAAAATTGTTCAGGCCAATGCCAGCCAGAGAGCGACTCGTAGTTCAAAGGCAAAGGAGCACCTAGCAGATAATATTGTGATTTCCGAACCGAAGCAGGATGAAAGCAACAAGTACGTCGAGGTGGGGCCAGAGGCTCCATTTTTTTATGGCAAATTTCTAGAGTATGGCACCACCAAGATGGCCGCCCGGCCCTTCCTGGGTCCGGCTAAAGCGGAAAGCCGAAAAGAGGTGCGGGAAACCATCAAACAGACTCTGAAAGAGGGGCTGGGCTTATGATCAATGTCAAACCGGAAGTGCTGACAGCATTGGAAGGCAACACCAGCCTGGTTGCTCTCTTGGGCGGGCCTTACATCTACCAACTGAAAGCACCGGAAGGATTAGATAAATACATCACATTGTTTGAGTTAACTAATTTCGATTCCGCTTGGGCCGATGACACTGCCCTTCTGGCAGAGGTTCACTTGCAGGTGGATGTATGGGTAAAAGCGTCCAGTACCTCGGCCATTGCGGCTGAGGTGGATAAAACCATGAAGGTTCTGGGCTTTAAAAGAACAGGCAGCGCCGATCTGTATGAAGATGACACCAAAATATTTCACAAGGCACTCAGATATGTAACTGAGCGCCCAATTTAAGGAGGGATAAAAACATGGCTGGCATCCAAGTGGGCCTAAACAGCCTATATTATGCAATCCTGACCAGCGACTCGCCTTCGGGGGCGGTCTACAACAGCCCGGTCGCCATAGCTGGGGCTATCAACGCCAAGATAAACCCCAAAAGCAATACTGAAACCCTATATTGTGACGACGGCCCCGATGAAACCGTGACCTCACTAGGTGAGATCGATGTGGAGTTCGAGGCCAAGGATATTGACCTCGATACCCAGGCAGCCCTGTTGGGACACACCGTAGTGGGCGGGGTCCTGACCAAGAAGTCGACCGATACCGCGCCCTATCTGGCTCTGGGCTTCAAGTCCCGGAAGAGCACCGGCAAGTACCGCTATGTGTGGCTGTTCAAAGGCAAATTTGCCCTGCAGGAGCAGGATTACCAGACCCAAGAGGACAAGCCCAAGTTTCAGACCCCCAAAATCAAAGGGACTTTCATCAAGCGTAGCTATGATGACGCTTGGCAGAAGCTTGGTGATGAAGATCATCCCGACTGGGTGGCTGCTACCGGAACCAACTGGTTTACAGCGGTAGATGGGGCTGCGCCTAGTGCCTTAACCGTCAGTCTGGTACCCGCTGACGGAGCAACCGGGGTTGCGGTGGGGGCTAACCTGACCTGGACCTTCAATAACGCGATACAGGTGAGCGATATGACTGCGGCCAACTTCCTGCTCTTAAGTGCCAGTGACGGATTGGAGGTGGCCGGCGGGCTATCTATTGATGCGGCACATAAAGTGGTGACCTTCAACCCCAGTGAAGATTTGGACCCCTCTACCGCCTACCTTATGGTCTGTACCCGGGGGATCAGAGATATCTACGGCCAGAGCTTAGCGGTTAACAGCGTTGGAAACTTCACCACGGCCGCCTAAAGGAGGAGGGGTATGATGGAAAACCCGACTATCAAGTTAAAAGGCAAGACCTACACCGCGCCAGCGCCTAAAGTCAAGCTCTGGCGCGAGGTGACCAAATTCAAGGAGAAATTCAGCGATACCGCCCAAGGTGATCAGGAAGCCTTGAGTGAGATGGAGCGTTTGATTGCGGCAGCATTTAACAATCCGGACATAACCGCAGAGGTCATCGAGGAAGAAATGGACTTGGATGAGTTTGTCCCGCTGTTTTACCAGATCGCCGGTTGGGTGGCGGAGGTAGTCAGCCGGAAGATGAGAGAACTCCCAAACGGACTGGAGCCGGCGGACCGGACCTAAACAGTCTGTCGGCTTACCAAATGGTGGTGTATTTCTACCTAAGCCTGGCCCAGAACTACCACTGGATCCCAGAACAGATTGATGCTATGGAGCTCGAGATGTTCTGGGATCTTCTCATTGTGGGCGCAATGGTTATTGAGACCGAAGAAAATCCGTCCGGATACATTGATGAGATTTGGTGAGGGAGGTGAGGACAATTGGCAGAAACCATCGGCGAACTGCTGGTCAAGATCGGACTGGACAATACTGGCTTTAATCAGGGCATGAAAGAGTTGGACCAGTCTTCAAAACTAGCTAAAGCTGAGTTCCAGGCCGCCGCCGCCAAAATGGGCGACATGGGCAGTGCCGCCGACCAGCTTAAATTAAAAGTTGATTACTTGAACAAGCAAGCTGAGTTGCAAAGGCAGAAGGTTGCCGCTTTAAAAGATGCCTATGACAAAGCGGCAGGTAGTACCGAGCAGGATGCGGCGGCGGTGGAAAAACTGCAGATAAAAATGCTGCAGGCCGAAAAGGTTCTGGCCAATATGGAAAACTCCCTCAAAAAGACGGTCAGGGAACTGGAACTGCAAGCTTCAGCCTGGACCCAGCTAGCCAAGAAAGCCGAGGACGCCAGCCAAAAACTAAAAAATGCCGGTAATAGTATCACCAGCGCCGGGCAAGGCCTGTCCCTGACGCTTACCGCACCGATTGTGGCCGCCGGCGGCGCTGCGGTGAAGCTGGCGTCGGATACCAATGAAGCCCTCAACAAGGTGGAAGTAGCCTTTAAGGACAACGCACAGGGAATCAAGGATTGGAGCGATACTACCCTGGAACGCTTCGGCATTGCCAAGGGGACCGCGCTGGACATGGCTTCCACCTACGGTGATATGGCCACCAGTATGGGTCTTAACACAGAGCAGGCGGAAGTAATGAGCAAAACCCTGGTGGGGCTGGCCGGCGATCTGTCCAGTTTTAAGAACATTAAGATCGACATAGCGGATACCGCCTTAAAATCAGTGTTCACCGGTGAGACTGAGTCCTTAAAACAACTTGGTATTGTCATGACCCAAACCAACCTTCAGGAATACGCCTACAGCCAGGGTATTAGGAAGAAGATCCAGGATATGAGCCAGGCTGAACAGACTCAGCTGCGGTACAACTATGTCCTGGCCATGACCAAAAACGCCCAGGGAGATTTCGAGCGGACCGGAGCGGGAACGGCCAACCAGATGCGGGTTTTCTCCGAAAGCCTGAAAGAACTAGGGGCAACGATGGGCCAGCATATCCTGCCGGTCATAACGCCTTTGATACAAAAATTAAATGAACTGGTACAGAAATTCGGGGATCTGAGTCCCAGCGCGCAAAAGACCATCCTGGTTGTGGCGGGGGTGGCAGCAGCCATCGGCCCAGTTGTCCTCATTATCGGACAGCTGGTTACGGCTGCCGGGGCCATCTCTGGTGTTGTTGGTGCTGCTGCGGCCGCCATCGCCAGTGCCGGCGGAGTTACCGCAGGCTTGGGGGCGGTTCTTACCGCCTTGACCGGACCGATTGCCCTTGCTGTGGGGGTAATGGCGGGTCTGGTGATGGCAGTCAAAGAATTATGGCAAAACAACGAGAGCTTTCGGACTGCAGTCAAGGAGGTTTGGTCGGATATCCAGGCGATTATCACTCAGGCCGGCATTGCCATCCAGACCTTCTGGAACAAATGGGGCAATGACCTGACCGCAGTATTCTCAAACATCTGGAACATTATCAAGACGGTGTTCCAGACAGCAGCACAAGTGATTATTAACCTGTTCGGATTTTTTCTGGATGTTTTGCAGGGGGACTGGCAAGGAGCCTGGGAGCATATAAAAAACATCTTCGTTTCCCTATGGAACGGCATCAAAACAGTGGTGGTCAACGCATTTGAGGGGTTAAGAACCCTGCACAACACCTTGCTGGAAATTGGAGCCCATATTATTCAGGGCCTGATTGACGGCATTAGGGAGAGGATCGCCAGCGTCAGAGAGATAGCAGGTGTTGTGGCCGAAGCCGTAAAGGGCGAGATCAAAGAGGCCCTATCCATCCAGTCGCCTTCCCAAGTCATGCACGAATACGGTCTTAACATCAGCGAAGGCTTGAGTCTAGGAATGCGGGAAGGGCTGACCTTTGTGGACGGCTCGGTATCGGATATCATTGCCGCCCTGGTTGATATGCGGAACAGTCTGGAAGAAATCCAAGCTGAAACCAACCGAGAGCTGCTGGAAGCCGAGCAGGCCTATGCCGACCAGCGCCGGGAAGTAAGAACCAAACTGGCTCAGGACGAAATCGCTCTGCAGCAGGAGCTTTCCGACAAGCTGGCCCAGATTAGTGCGGCCGGCCTGGAGAGGGAAGCCCAGGCGATTGATTCATATAAACAGAGCTACGCGGCCAAAGTGGAGTCCATCAAGAACCAGCTGGGGCTGTTTGATGCAGTGAAGCCCCAAAAAGTGTCGGGTCAGTCCTTGCTGGGCAATCTGGAGGACCAAGTTCAAGAGTTCGACAGCTGGCAGGTCAATCTCAAATCGCTGGCCGCCAAGGGGGTGGACCAGGGGCTGATTGATGAGCTGCGGCAGATGGGGGTCAAGGCGGCTCCCCAGATCGCAGCCTTAAACACCCTAACCACTGAAGAACTGGGTAAATATGTGAGCCTTTGGAAAACCAAGAACGTTCAGGCCCGGGCGGAAGCCAACGTCGAAATGCGGCAGGCCCGGGTCGACCTGAGCCAGCGCTTGAGTGAGATCAGGATGGAAACCCAGAATCAACTCAGCCAGCAGACGATCGAAATGCAAAACAAATTGATTGAGATGAAAGCCAAGGCCGATGAGGAGTTAGCCAAATACAAAAAGGCCTGGGAAGAAAAGAAC